CCCGGCAGCATATTTGGGCTTGTCCCTCTTGAAAGAGGGGGAACCCAGATAGAAAGCCCGGAGGAACTCCTATCACCGATTTATCAAGTCGGTTCGGAAAATCCCTCCTGGTCATCTATGCAGTGATTACTGCATTTCAGTCCATTCTCTATCCGGCATCAGTATTATTACTGAAGCCTGGGTCTAATAGGATTCTCTCCTGTATGCTTTTGTAATCTTCAGAATTAACATCTGAAAGGTTACGAGCAACGGAAAGGAATTCCTTAAGGACTGCGGATTCTGCTAGCATTATGCTGACGGAGTTTCGCATCGAGAATGTTCCCTTAGAGAGTCTATATTTGGAAAGACCAGATTCGAAAAGAAAATGGTCAGAATAGTCCGGATCTCAGTACTTCATCAAGAAGTCTGTAGATTGGTCTATTAACCGATTTAGACATAACACTATCGGGTGGTTTCAATTAAGAACCACTGAAAGTGTCTCTAAAAGAAATTCTGCGGTGGCTTTGTCTACCCCAGCCCCTCGTATTCTATCCTTAACGAATCTTCAAAGTTTAGCATTAACTTTGTAGGCTTCGCTCTGGAAGTGTACGAGATCCTTTTCTACTAGGTTTCTCTTAGCTCGGAGGTATACTAATTTAATAGTAGCCTCAGCTTGGTAATCATCCAAGCTCGCTAAGGGAGTATCGCCTATAAAGGCAGATATACTGGAAAGTATACCGTCTTTATACACGATACCAGACTTTAAATGTCTGACCCAGTAGAACAATCTATAAAGCCGAATCATAGATTCAGTCTTATTAATAATAAGACGATTCTTATGAATGGCTCTATGGATTGCAAGGATTAGACTCGGGTGCCGATCCTCAGGTAGCATCCATCCATGGTGTGCCTGATTCTCTAGGAAGTTCATCAGTAATGGATAGCTTTTCCATACTGAAAGAAGTCCTGGAATACTAAAACCGGTTATTTCTTTACCTTGGTAAAACCATCTCTTAGCGAACTCAAAACCATCTTTTGATGTATGAGTTTTAGCTTCAGAGTATGGCATACCAAGTTCTGAAATAAGGTTCTTGTATTCCTTGGAGACCAGGTCATGGTCTATTCTCAGATCATCACCGAGCAGGAAGTATCCCTTGTACTGGTGTCTAGGGTTTGATCCCTTGATTAAACCAGCACGAAGAGCACTTACCTGAACGATGATGTGATGAGTTAAGGCCATTACACACCAGGATGAGTAGGCTCCCATTGGTTGCCCGGCAGCATATTTAACAGACCGAACTTCCTTATTAGGAAGGACGACGTTAAAAGCATAGCCCACCAGGATTCTTTCCCAGCTATCAGCCATACTCTGTGATTGATATAGAAATGCTACTACTCTCTTTTGGAGAGCAATAGGCATTCTATCAGTCGCAGCAGTAAGGTCGATACTGTGGTAAGAATTTCCACCTGGTAGTACCGCGGGAGAAGAGCCAGAGAATAGATTTTGGTTAAAGGTACAGTCTGATTGAATACCCTTTAACAATCTATTAACATAGATGTGCAAAGGTTTCAATGCAGATTGTGACCAATAATCCAAAATAGCTATTACTCTGGTCTTTCCCTCCTTATCAGGAAAGTAACTTAATTTTCTAAGGTTATTTGATCTAGAAGGAAAGAGATATCTCCACCATTGAGCAACGGAGAAGACTCCCAAAAATTCTTTTGGCTTAATAGACTCAAGAATATCAAGACCCTCACAATTCTCGTCAATCAGATTACTTAGGCTCTGCCCCCCTAACTTCTTTATATCTGAAGTTAGTTCAGGGGGCAACAGTGTAAGTTCTGTTAGACTTGAAAGGAGAGCTTGACCTTGAGGTCCTCTCTTAGTTGTCATGTGTGGCATATTCCACTTTCCTACATCCCTACCCCGGAACCCCAATACTGATAACGCGATTGAGAGTTCACGATCAGATATATTATCTGATCCTGTCCACTCATCTGTTATAGTAGTAAGGTCCGGTCCTGAAGAATGGGTAAACGCACGTGTTAACGTTAGCAACGTTAACAAAGCTCTTAACCCATTCTCAGAATGAGATAACTCCTTTAGTGGAAGTAGCCAAACTGGCCAACCCCCTTTAAGAGGAATCCCAGGGACATCTAATAAAGGAGAACCGAGAATGAAACGCATTACTGCGTTTCTGGAAGATTTCATAAAAATTAATGAATCTCCCATTCCACGGGTCCTTATTCGATGAGAAAGAATACCATAGATTAAGTCAACACCTGACTTAGACAACTCAGGCGACAGCACATCGTACTGAACTAAGATTACTTGTGTTAAATCACACAGTCGTCTTAGCAGCGACATTTGTCGTTGAAGTACTTTTGTGTTTGTAGCCATAAGTTGATACTAAGGGTACGATAGTATGCCACTTACACTTCACGGTGTAGGGTGCTAGCCTAGCCACCAATGAATGATCAACGACAATCTGTGTACAGTGGATGATACTATCACACTCGTGATATTATTATACCGCGTCACGGACTGCGTGGTCCAGTCTACAATGCCTATAACCAGTAAATGCTGGTGTAGTGCAGTCTAGCTGAGTTTCGGGTTAACATACTCTAACAAGG